TGCTTCCTGTACAGGAGTTTCAGGCAAATCAATATCCTTTATCTCTTCGTCTATATTGATATCTGCAGCAGCTGGTGTAGGTGCGGCTGTCGTGTCAGATGGTTTAGTAGCTGCAACTGCTGCTTTTTGCAGTGGGTTCTTCAGTCTGTTGAGAATGACTTCCGCAGCGAGTGGGCTACCAGCATCTTTGAGTTTAGTGGCGAGATCGTTAGCTACGAGATTCAGCGTAGCTTCGCGGCTTTCTGCTTCAATAGCACCACCGCGTGCGAATTGTCCAGCAGTCCGCTGGAACGCTCTCATGCCGCCACCGAATACACCGCCATAGAATCCAGCCATTGCTGACTGCTGTAACCGTTCAAGGATCGGGACATCTTGACCAGTAGCAGCGCTTTGAATATATCCATTAACTAATTCATCTGTAGCTTCTTCCAAAGCTTCATCAGTGAAGTTCTTAGCGATGTCTGCCCCTGCTGAAGTCTTCCACATAGACTGCAGACCTTTCTTCGCATAAGCTGTAACGACTTTATCGAATTCAACTCCTTCGCCAAACTCCCTGCCTCTTATCTTCGTAAGTACGGCTTTCAACTGGCGCGGAGTGGCTCCACCCAGAATGAAGTCCTCAAGACCACCGCGACCCATCATCGAGAAACCGAGTGTGATACCACCAGTAACTGCTCCAGCTACAAGACCAGCAGCAAGCGCGCGTGAATGCTTCTCGTCCTTAGTGAGGCTTTTACCTTCGGGTGAGTTATCCAAAGCGGAATACACTGATGCGTAGGTGTTACCACCTGATCTTGTAGCCGCTGGAATAAACGCTGCAGACCTAATTACATACTTGTTCGCTGTAGTTGCTGCGTATGATTTGATTGCCGTTTCAGCAGATGCTATCGCGGCTTCTTTAGTAGCGCCTTTAATGACCCCACTGGTAACAAGTCGCTTAGCGGCAGCTTCTGCTGTTTCTTTTGCCCCAACAGCAAGTGCGCCACGGGTAATGCCGAGAACAACTCCACGGGCTGAAAGCTTTGCACCAGCATAAGCGGCACCACCGACTCCAGTAGCTGCCGTTAATACAGCTGTAGTAGCTACATCAAATACAACGGGTGCTGCCATTTCGCCGAGCGTCATGGCTACACCAAACTTATCACCAAACATGTTGGCGAGACGTCTGCGGGAATCACGCTCCCTTTGATTTGTGAGAAGCACTTCACGTGCGGCATCGGACTTGAAGAGAGTCCCAACTGCAGCTCCCATATCTTCAAAGGAGTCCACAACGGATGATCCGATTGCGCTAATTCTATTTTGTACTCCGCTATAATCGGCAGTCTGTAGGAACTCATCGAGAATCTCTCCGTCCTTTTTATCTTCAGAATACCCTTTCTGAAGCGCACGGTTCCAATCGTCTGCAAGATAAGTGTCTTTAAATACTTGGTTGTATTCGTTGAACATCGACTGAATCGCGCTGTCTCGATTCTTAGTCAACTGATCTTTTTGTTTATCAGTTAAATCAGTAGAAGCCAGCATCGATTCAAAATTAGCTTTATTTGTTAAGGCTTCACGATGAATGACAGGAGTTTTGTATCCGAAGTAATGGAGATTTTGACCCGCTTCTTCACCTGCACGAAACTTTAATAATCCGTTTTGCGCTGCGAAGGCACCAGCAAAATATTCGACGGCGGCTTGTTTATCAGATGTCGGAATAAATTTTGAGTCTGGCAATACGCTACCCATCTTATCGATGATGAGTCCATACAGTTGCTCATCCGTAGGTCTAAGGGCAGTTTTTGCAGCTTGCTTAGCTACTGGGTTCCTACGCATATCACCCTCACCACCAACAATTTGGTTTATGTTTTCGAGTAATTCACCTTCTGGTTTGCGCACTACTTCACCGCCTTGGTCGCGCTTACCTATGCTCTGAGCAAGCATACCCATCCACTTTGACACGTCTTTGTCTTCCTTAAATAAGGTCTCTGCTGCGGCAATGGAATCTTGGTAGTTTTTATATTTGAAGTCTGGAACTGATTCGCCTTCTGAGATTTCATAAGATTGCTTGATTGCCAGCGCGTCGTCTGGTGAGATAGTGCCTGCACGCAAACTCTGCTTGTATGCTTCGACTGGCGTGAGGTTTGAAGCAAGATCACCACCTACGAATGTGTAGTCTCCATTTCCACGTTTAATCTTAGCGAATGGGATGGAGCCGTCAGCAACCTTCGCAAGCTGTGATTTATCAAAGTTAGCATCTACAATCGCTTTTACCTGCTCTTCTAGAATTGGCATGCGTTCAGCATATGCCTGCTGAGATGCTTCGGTAAGCGTTCCCGCCGCCATCATATCTCTGGCGGCGCTATACTCGCGAAGAACACTTCTATCCTCTGAAGCAGGATCAGTATAGTCGTATACCGAAGCTAACTTTACTTCGAAAGGCGCTCCTTTATCTTCAAGCTCCGCATTAATTTCTTCATCAGAAGCTCCGACTGACTTTAGTGACTCTTTAAAGTTCTCATTGATGAGCTGGCTCGTCTCTTTATCGAGTTCATCATTCGCAAGATATTCGCCAATGACATATCCTTTGTAACCCCTCCGCTGGTCAATTGGATTTGTAATATTATTTTCGGCGGACCAAATGTCGATTGGGGTAAGCTCAGTCATAGCTGTGGCGGGTTCTGGGTGATGTATTGGTTATGTTTTTCTAGCGCGTATATTCTGGAGATATTAAGGGTTCTTCCAAGAAGTTTTTAAATAATCGTCTTTCGTCAAATCTCTAGTCGTTGGGACGGGCTTGCTCCGATCACCTGTAATATCTCTATATAGCTGCGTTCTATTGTCATCGATTCGCACGCCAAGTAGATTATGAAGTTCGTTATCAGGAAGTTTCTTTAATTCTTCCGCTTGAGCTGGCTCTAGATTAGAGAGGTTAATTACCCTATTGATTATGGCATTTCTGTAAGGCTCTGAAAAGGACTTAGGTTTTGTGGTTGGTGCTGACCCAATTTTATTAATATCCACTTTGGTAGGATCAAAAGAATCAGAGCTACCGTCCGCATACTTTATATTGCTAAATAAGCTTTCAGACTTATCAATATAGTCCGTTCGAACTTTATATGCTAGCTCGGACTGTTCCTTAGAAAGTTTTTGTTGGTTCTCAAGTGCATCGAGTTCCTTTTTACGTGCTGAAATTTTATAGTTAGCCGCATCAGCCGATAACGCTCCAGCGGAAACTTCATCAGCGATATCGGGCATACCTAGTTGTGTAGCCATGCTCCATACTTGGTTTTTCTTAGCTCGATCCTCAGCCCCCGCTGCGACTCCAGCGGCTATTTTCGCGTCATAAGCTGAAAGCAATGCCGAACCGTTCTTAGACGCAAAGAAAGCTGGATTTTTTACCGCGAGATCTGATAAAATAATACGTTGATCGTTGGGGTCTTTACCCTCCATAGCCGCTCCAAGCTGATTGGCCATGTCTGGATATTTTTGAGCAAAGTCTCTTTCTTGTTGGAGTTTAAGTTTTTCATCCTCAAAAGCAATGTTAGCACGTCGGAAAGAAAGCTCCTGATTTTGAGCATCTAGAATACGCCCTAAAGTCTTATTAGTGATTTCTTGATACGGAGCTATTTTCTCCATATAGCCCGCCTGCAACTGCTTACGCTCTGCATCGCTGAGATTGGGGTTAGTAAAATAAGAACCGCGCATTGGCGCGATATCAGCTTCGTAAGAAAATTCCGCCATATAATTATTTGTTAGCTAGATCAGCCCGTCCTCTTCTGTAAAGGTCTCGAAGATACTTACTTTCCTCCGCTTGGGCTGCAGCAGCCTCTTGTGCAGCCATGTCAGATTCCTTAGCCTGCAGCGCCTGTGCACCTCTTTGAGCTTGAGTAAGGATTTTGGGTTCATTGAGTCGCGCCATAGAAGCACTCATTGCCATCTGCTCAGCTGCTTTGCCGTAGCCTTGCTTACGCAAGCGACGGGCTTCACGGCGCATGGCTCCTGATTCAGTTCCAAGAGCACGTGTTGGCGCGTTGAGAGACGAGCTCGATCCCGAATTCCCTGCACCACCGCTTAGAGACGAGACTGAACTCGCTCCGAATAGACTGCTTTTATTAGGATCAGCGTTGGGAGCAGGAGTAGAAGCAGGCGTGTAATCTGATTTATAAGGTGTCCCAAGAACGTCGTAAGGGCTCAAATTATCAGGAAAAGTTTTATCTAGCGTTGTTCCAGAACCTAAACGTAGGAGTGGACTGTTAAGTAGGTTTTTCTTTTCACCCACACTAAGACCGCTTCCACCTTTACCGCTGCTAAGACCACTTCCACCTTTACCGCTGCTAAGACCACTTCCACCTTTACCGCTGCCAAGACCCCTTCCAACAGGCGTCCCATCGTCAAATACTGGAGCGCTAAGAAGTTTACCTGTTATTGGGTCGAATGGTGAGCCTTTGACCGCCATATATTCAGCGTCCGACTTTTGGAGGTTCGCACTATAATTCGCCAAATCTTTTTTCCGCTGCTCTTCTTCTGGGGTTAATGCCATAACGACGGGAAGTTACGCGATAGATAGTAGATTGTCAACAGCCCATTAGGAATCCATCAATAAAATGTGTCAGTTTCTTTTCCTATACATATTAGAGTATAAAAACTTCTATTTAGAAGAAGTAGTTCATTAAGCCCAGCTTAATGAACTACATTATTATATAGAAAGTTTTTTACCCTAAAGACAGATTACTCCGCCAAGTTGCTCATCGAGTTAACTAGAGCACCGCTAAGTTCGTTGATCGTTACTGGCTGTCTCCTGTATCCCGCATCCTGTTCCCCTTTCGGTGGATCGATAGCCACCAGTCCGAGTCGCTGGCGCGCGCAGTCAAGCGCAAGGAAGGCGGCATCCGCCAAGTCGGGTGAGCGACCGAACCGTGATTTGAACTCTGGCTTAGATTCGATGCGCACTCTTAGCGTGCCGCTCTTGACCAGATCATAGTTCCTGTTGGTAATTTCCTGCGCGAGATCTGAGTCAACGCCGAACAACTGTTTGGTTCGCATCAGTTCCTTACCCACGAACCACAGTTCAGATACACGGTTCACGTAAAGTTCTTCACCAGTCAGTTTGGAGTTCTGGCTGACACGCTTGTCAGATGCTTTGCCGCCGAACCCGACACGCATAAACCGATTCGACCACTCTCCAGCTAACACGTCGCAGAACGGAGAGCCTGCGCCAGTGGCATCCACCGCTAAGTTTTCTGGCAGAACGCCACGCTTGACACAGTGGTCTTTGATCTGCTGGACGATCTGGTAGGTTCGCGGTATCGCTTTGTTGGACGCGTCGTCGTTGAGCAGGATCGATTCTCCGAACTCAAAGACGTAATGACCGTCCCTGTTGTAGCCGACTAGAGCCGTGTAAAGGATCGTGCGGTCACCGCCGTTGGTGAAAGCAGGGTCAACGCCCGCTACAGCCGTGGGCTTACCAGCCCATACCACTTTACCCATACTGCCGCTTTGAGTTAGGTCTACTTCCGAGTAGATGCCCGTTGTCTCGTCGCTGTCAAAGAACACGGCGCGAACCATTCGCATATAGCCACGGGACTCTACGCCGAGTAACGCCCTATCCTCATCGAGTTTCTCTTGGGTCGGCAGCCATGGATACAGAACCATGCCAGCGGTGATGTTGGGACTCCGCTCGCCGTCGAGTCGCAGATAGTAGCCGCCCCACTTTGTCGCCCAGTTGTCTGCTGTCTGTGTGTCCACCGAATCCCAGCCGCCTTTTGGTTCTGCCCAAATACCGAAA